AATAATTAAATTTACATAAAATTAAAGATATGGAAAATTTACAAGAAGAAACTCGGCTACAAATAGAAAGAAATAAGGTATTAAAAACAATCTGCAAAAATGACATTTTTAGTTTTTTAGAACATCAAAAGAATCAAGTTATTGAAGGATTTGAAGACGGTTACAAATTAGCTTTATTTCTTAAATTAATGGAAGAAAAAATAAAAAAAATCAAATCTGAAATAATGCAGGATGTAATCACTGAAACTTTAGAACCTAAAAAATATCAAGGTTATGAAATTGCAAATACTTCAGGCGGTCGGTATTCATACGATAATAATCAAGAATGGTGCAAATTGAATGATGCGAAAAAACAATTAGAACAAGATATGCAAAAAGCTGCAAAGTCAGATCATTCATATATTAATGAAGAAACAGGTGAAATAATACAAGCAGCCATTTACAAACCAAATAAAACAAGTTATAAAATCTTAAAAATAAAATAATTATTAACTAAAAAATATATATAATGAGTTTATCAAATCCAAGACAAACAAATCCGGCAAAAAAATTTATTGACTGGTCCGGTAGCAAAGGAATGTTTAAATATTATGATAAAGAAAAAAAAGAAAATATCTTTTTTGAAGAAGATATTTATATAATCCCTTTAGATGATTTAAATACAATCAGGGGTTTTGACAGTGATAATCAATGCGGTTATTATTCAAATGAAGTAAAATATTTGGATAAAGAAGAAATGTTTGTAAAATCTTTTAAAGGCGGTCAAATTGCAAAAGGTTTGTATAATTCTTTAAAACTCCCGGCAGGTTGTAAATTTTCAAAATCTGTTTATGCTGCATTAATAACCGGAGATAAAAAAAATACAATTATTGAACTTGTTAATTTTCAATTTTCAGGAGCTGCGATCGGTTCATGGATTGACGCAAAAATTAAAGTTGATAGCGGTGAAATTGTAAAACTTTCATCTTCAACAGTAAAATTAACAAAAGGAGCAACTGAATATTTTGCACCTGAAATATTAAGAATCGGTAAAAGGAAAGATATTTTTGATAAATGTGTAAATATGGATAAAGATTTACAAATTTATTTAAAATCTTATTTGAATCAAGATCATAGTGAAGAAGCTGAACTAATTGCAAAAAAAGAATCTGATAAAGTTGAAAAATCAGAAGAAGAAATTGCAGGCGAAATGTATATGAAAGAAACTGATAAAGTTGATGATTTTAATGATGTGGATGATTTACCATTTTAACAATGATTTTCAACACAAAAAACATAACCGAAAAAGAAAAAGCAATTAATTACTTTCAAAAGTTAATTGAAAAAGATAAAATAATTGAATTAAAAGAAAAAAAATATAAACGTGGTTTATCTGCAAATGCTCTTTATTGGTTATGGCTTGGATTTTTAGAAGATAAAACGGGAAATGATAAAAAAGATTTGCATGAGTTTTATAAGAGTGAATTTATCGGAATTACAACTAAAAAAATACTTGGCAAAAAAATAATAATACAGCCGACAACAACAGATAAAAATAGTAAAGAATTTTCATATTATATGCATAAAGTTAAATATCATGCTTTTCACTTTTTTAGTGAAATTTTACCAGAACCAAAAGACTTGGGGTTTGATGAATTTTATGAGATTTATAAACATACAATTTACGAAAAATGATAATAACATACGTTAATTTAAAGAAAAAAATAATCAGTTGTAAAATTGATTATGATAATAAGTTAAAAATAATTTTAGAATCTGTTTCAAATTTTACCGGAATTCCGATTGAGAAAATAAAAAAAGGTAAAAGAAATATTAAATTAGTTGAAGCAAGAAGTTTATTTCTTGCATATAGTTATTATAAGCTAAAATATAATAAGTACTTTTCAAATGCTATGATTGCAAATTATATAGGGATGCACGGCTCCAGTTGCAACTATGCAAGAGAAAAAGCAAAAAATAAATATGATTTAAAAAATAAATTTGATAATTTTATTGAATATATGAAATATGAAACTATATAAATTAGAAATAACAAAAAAATTAATTTCAGCAAAACTTCAGGGGAAAATGAAAGAAATTTTATTGAATCATAATCAATCAATGATTAATGCAATAAATGATATTAAAGAAAAGCAAATTGATAAACTTTTTGATAATTATTTAGATAATTTATTTTCAGAACAAAAGGACAGGAATTATTGGTTAAATAGATATTATAATTAATTATAACGGAATAGTATAAACGACTTTAAATAAATACGATATGGAAACAGTAATAACAATAAATGTAGTAGAATGGGTTTTATACCTTGTAGTAATTTGGTTGGCACTTAGTTTAGCTGATAGCACTTTGGCTCTTAATACTAAACAATAAAGACGGTAAAGGGTTAATTATTATGCCGCTTGGAGTTCGTCAAGAATTTACAACAATGTCAAAAATGTTAAATTTTGAAATAACTTATATAAGAACTAATGAAGATATTGAAAGTTTAAATGAAGGTTATTTCTGTACTAATTATGAACGTGTTAGAGATGGTAATATAGATATAAATCAATTTGAATTTGTCAGTTTAGACGAAGCTTCTGTTTTGCGGTCATATGGATCTAAAACATATCAAAGTTTTTTGGAAATGTTTGGAAATGTCCCTTTTAAATATGTAGCAACTGCGACACCTTCTCCGAATAAATACAAAGAATTGATACATTATGCCGGATTTTTAGGCATTATGGATACAGGGCAAGCATTAACAAGATATTTCAAAAGAGATTCTACAAAAGCAAACAACTTAACTTTGCATCCGCACAAAGAATATGAGTTTTGGTTATGGATGTCAAGTTGGGCTATATTTATACAGAAACCTTCAGATTTAGGATATTCAGATGATGGTTATGATTTGCCACCTTTAAAAGAAGGTGTTAATTTATTTTATCATGAATTGTCAGTTGATCATAATATTAGAGTTCCTGATTCTGATGGAACTCAATACATCTTTAGAGATTCTGATATGGATTTAAAAACCGGGGCAAAAGAAAAAAGAAATACAATTCAAGAACGTATCAATAAAATGTATGAATTAATAGATAGTGATTCTCATTATTTATTATGGCATCATTTAGAAGATGAACGTCACGGTATAAGGAAAATACTTCCGGAAAGTACATTCGCATACGGTAGTCAAGATATTGACAAAAGAGAACAAATAATAATTGATTTTTCAGAAGGTCGGAGTAGGTTTTTAGCAACGAAACCGACAATAAGTGGATCAGGTTCTAATTTTCAAAACCATTGTCATAAAGCTATATTTTTAGGAATAAATCACAAATTTAATAATTTTATACAATCTATACATAGGATTGTAAGATTCGGGCAAAAAGAAGTTCCTGAAATTCATATTATTTATATGGAATCTGAAAGAGGTATATTAAAAAACTTAAAAAATAAATGGAATAATCATAATTTAATGCTTAAAAAAATGACAGATATAATTAAAAAGTTTGGTTTAAATCATGCAACATCTACTGATTTAAAAAGAAATTTTCATTTAGACAGAAATGAAATAAAAGGTTCAAATTTTACGTGGATAAATAATGACTCAATAAATGAATTAAAATCAGTACCCGATAATCATTTCGGATTAATTCATACAAGCATACCATTTAGTAATCATTATGAATATACACCAACATATAATGATTTGGGACATAATAAAGATAATGAAGAGTTTTTTAAACAAATGGATTTTTTAACTCCTGAATTATTAAGAACTTTACAGCCAGGAAGAGTTGCTGCAATACATGTGAAAGATCGTATCTTATTTGGCAATGCAACCGGTGACGGTATGCCGACATTAGATCCTTTTAGTGATATGACAGTATTTCACTTTTTAAAACACGGATTTAGGTATTTTGGACGTATAACAATTGAAACAGATGTTGTAAGAGAGAACAATCAAACTTACCGTTTAGGCTGGACTGAACAAACAAAAGACGGTTCTAAAATGGGCGTAGGTTGTCCCGAATATGTTTTATTATTTAGAAAATTACCATCAGATACGAGTAAAGCATATGCCGATATAAAAGTAAATAAAAACAAAAAAGATTATACACGTGGACAATGGCAAATAGATGCACGTGCAAAATGGAATAGTTCCGGCAACAGATTTTTAACAAAAGATGAAATTAAAAATTCAGGTATTGATACCATAAATAAAAGATTTGCAGAATATTTTAATAATAATGTTTATGATTATAAAAAGCATGTTGAAATTGCAAATAAATTAGATTCAATAGGTAAATTACCTGCAAGTTTTGAAACATTAAAAATTAATGCAAGAAATGAAGATGTACTTTGGCACAACATAAATCGAATGAATACATTTAACAGCTCTCAAAGTAGAAAAAAATTAAATATGCATATTTGTCCTTTGCAATTTGATATTGTTGAAAGAATAATTAACAGATATTCAAATATAAATGATATAGTTTGTGATCCTTTCGGGGGTCTTGGAACAATACCATTTCAAGCAATGAAAATGAACCGTAAAGGTTGGGGATGCGAACTTAATCCGGAAAGTTGGTTTGACGGTTTGCAATATTTAAGATCAGTAGATTATGATTTACAAATGCCTACATTGTTTAATTTAGAAGATATAGACTAATGAAATTATTAAAAACAACACTAATAATATTAATATTCATATCAACATTTATAATATTAGCTTTTTTAATGTTTTTATTATTTGAGTATTATGATTATGAATTATCAAATTTCAAAGTATATTTTTTATTATTATTTAATATTTTGGCATCGGGTAAATTATCTTTAATGGTTATATGGTAAAATACAAAAAGATATATTTTGATTATTATAAACTTGCTGAACAAGATTATATATTATGTGAAATATGCAATAATAAAGGAGTTGATATACATCATTTAATTTTTAAGTCAAGAGGTGGCAAAGATAATATTGAGAATTTAATTTGTCTATGCAGAGAATGCCATATAAAAGCACATGATAATCCTGTATTTAATCAAAAACTAATAAATATAAAAAATAACGAGTTTAAGCAATGATAAAAAACTATATATACTTTGCA